GTGCTACTTTTTGAAAAATATACTTGATCTCCTACTATACCAATATAGTTTGAACTAAATCCTGAATTCTTAGCAAATGCAACCTCATATTCTGCTGGAATATCTGAAGAGAATCCGTCTGCGAACGGTTTTGGATCTTCAGAAAAGAAACTATCTTCATCCGATGCAGCCTCATAGTAATCTCCATCACCATCATCCATTGCATAATATAATCCCGTGCCTGATATTGTAAAGTAATGTCTAAAATCAGAACTATTCTTTTTAAACCAAGTCTCGAACTTACCTTCGCCCGCATTTAATCTATCATTAAAGCCTTCGTCAAGATCTAACCAAGGGACTACGCCCCTATTTTGCTCGTTTATATCATCAAAGTTATCTTTAAATTTTCTTGCAATAAAAATTCTGTTCTGATCTTCAGCACCAGTTCCATTACTATAAAATATTATAAAACGTTCTGACCAAACACTATTACTACTGCCGGGTTTCCTAACTCTAGAAACACTCTGTATAAATCCATATCTAAAAATGTCATCATATATAGAAACTGTAGATGATTGTCCATCGACTATTTGACTTATACTTACATTTCTAACTACGGGAAAGTAATCTTCAAATTTATGCAATACTAATTTATTTGAATTTACTGTAAATTCTGTCTGTTTAACTTCCCAAATTAAATCATCCTTAAATAATATCGCACCGTCACCATCTGTTGTTCCTGTTTGCCAACCTGCGTTTTCACCTTGCCGCACTACCCTTTGGTATGCAGCAGAATTTGTAAATCCCGGCGCTTGATATGGGTGACCATTTACAACATTTTCATCGGAATACTGAACACTACTGACAGTTCCATCAGGAGGACTGGGACTATTTGCTGAGGCTTTTACTACCCATTGAGAACCGTTCCATAGCCAATCACCATCTTCGCTTAATATTCCTTTCTTCCAATACGGATCTTTTGCGAGATTTGGAGCAAAAATCCATTTCTTTGGATTTGTCAATATTGGTGGTATTATTTGAATAATTATCCAAGCTCCTGCTCCACCAAAGTCAGCCGTAGTTTGACCTATTTGTCCTTCGAAGAATGATACACCAAAATGTGTCATAAGTTGTGCTTCTCTTTTTGGTGGCTTATCTTCTATATTCGATGCATTAGAATTATTATTTGCTACATAGCCTTCAGGTATATTTGTCGGCTTTATTTCCGCAGGTGGTGGCGCAAACGGATTGAAATATCCAGTAGGCGGTGAATCTGGTTCGGATTCAATAAGTCTTTCAGTAGGATATTTAAAATCAACACCAACACCCTTTCCAGCCACACTGCTCTTTATATCTAACCTAATATTAATCGTATCGCCTGCAGCAGCTCCGAAATTAATTAATGATGGCATAGTTTGTCCAATCATCATAAGTCGGTGTCCGCTTGCGCCACCCCAAGCTTCAAAGTCTTGGTATAAATCATTTTGATCTATAAATTTTATACAATTCCCGCCAGAGTTTCCTTCTCCTTTTACAACTTTTGCATGATAGCCAATAGCACCGGTTCCGGCATGAGGTTGACCATAGTTGAAATATCCAGCCGTCCAATCAACTAATTTGACAGCATCACTGTGTAAACTACTATCCCATCCAGCATCTATTATTGTAGGAGCACCTGTGGATGTATCTATTTCTATATTCTCTAACGAAGCATTTTTTACTATATTTAAATCTGTGCGGATTTGTTGAGTTATATATCCGGTTAAGTAAGCGTTAGGTAACTTAATAGTTCCACCCTTCATATTATCCGTAAATATAAAACCACCTTCCTCGACGTTAATTTCTATAACATTTGTAGCATCATACTCCATTTTTGTTTCCGGTGGATTTGCTGCACCTGCGCCTGGTCCGGGAGGTTGAATAACTAAATTTCCTTTAAATGCGATTCCGCTTGATATATTTTCTATCTTTACAGCTTCTTGCAGTTGTAAAAAATCTGTTTGGTAGTTGAATGGACCCAATGGGCTATCTCCAATATTTTTAGCTGATAGCCTAATTTCTTTTCTTGTTGGGGAAATTGTTTCAATTTTGTATTTATAATCTGATATTAATAATTGTTCAGCTCCTGCGGGATTTTTTTCATACTCTACTTGACTCTTATTAAATATTTTACCAGCTTCGGTTACGTGTATATTAGCAGCATTTGCTTCAATAGCAAATATTTCATTTTCAAAACCTCTCTGCGTTCTTAGCAAAACCGGATCTTCTCTTCCAGCCAAATTTCTTATGAATCTATATCTGATTTTAAATTTACCAGTCGCATAACCAAATAATTTTAAATGAGAAGCTGGGTTTATCTTTATATAATCATCGTCTATTCCTACAATGGCATCATATTTTAGTAAATCTTTATATTCAATTAAATTACCATTTTGATCCAATAATTCTACAAGAACATGATCTCTGTCTGCATTACCACCCTCGCCCCAATATCCATTTTCATAAGGCTTGTCCCCAATCTTTTTGGTAATACCACGAATTAGTCGCTGTTTATCTACATCATTTAATTGACTTGACATTATAACTCCCTTAACTCTCTGTCGATAATACCATTTATCTCATCGGTATCTTTTAATTGATCTACTATTCTAGGAACAAAAAGAACTGTGCTTGCATCTTCATTTAATTCACCTGTATATGGATTTTCAAATGCTTGAATTACTCCTGCTTTATTTCTGGCTACTAATCCACCATCATATGCAGAGCCGGATATTTGTATTTTAGTCATCATCAATTCTTTTTCTATTAAATATTCTTGCTCATCAGCATTAGCTAAATTTTGATAAAAGGCTAAATCTTTGAGTTCTTCTTTTGTATATGGCATCTTTTACCTCGTAACTTTAAATAAAAAATCATCATCAAAAAATTGAATAGTTTCTTCAGAAGTTCCACTTCCGCTAACCACTTTGAATTCAAATTTATAATATCTTTCTGCTTGAAAAGCATCCATCCATACATTGAAATAATTACCTTTGGAATCACAACTTACAAGTGAGCCTGTTCCGAATGGAATGATAACATCAGCAGTCTTATCATCTACTATAGAATAGTAAACTCCATCTCCACCTATGTTTTCTAAGCTTCCGCTTGGTAAATACTTCGATGTCAAAAAGGCTGATGATGTATTTGAAAAAGATTTAGTTGGATATCTTCCTCTACCATTTACTCTAAATTTAACTTTGGATTTTTCTTTATATGTAGCTCTTATATTTTTCATATAGAAAGCTAAATCATCCAATTCATCACTGTCTAAAGGACTTAAACTCCCAGTAGACCACTTTGTATCAAACCACTCTACTTCCAACTTTGGTGGATAAATTGTATTGGTTTGTCTTGAAAAGAAAGAGAAGTTACCGTATTTTTTCTTATCTCCCTCTTCACCCGAACCGGATACGAATTCTGCGGATTCAGCAGCGCCGTTTCCTAAACTGCCAGACCTTTTTAAAATAAATCCTTCATTAGTATATCTTGATGCTGCTGCGCCTGTTATCCATTTATTCACAATAGGAGTTACGTCCATTCTCATATCTTGAGAACCATAACTAAATGACTGTGAAGCGTATACATTACTATAAAAAGTTCCACCCTGCGCAACAGAACCTGATAAACTAGCAGAAGCTTCTAACCACCAATCTTCAGCAGTTTCGCTTGTTCTATAATTCCAACTCGCTCCATCTGTAGTTGTTGGACTATCGAATCTAAATCCCTCTCCGACATCCCAACTCTGACTGACAGGATGAGCCCATAAAGACTGACTGACGGATAAATCTGTTGGATTAGCATCATATAAATTTAAATAAAATTTTGGATTGGTAATCAATCCTCTGTGCATTGACTGTGATATGTAAGCTAAATCAAATTTCATAAGTATTCGAGAAACTTTAGCCTTAACCCCACTATCATCAACATCTTTTCTTATTTCTAATATCTCATCTAAACCAGTATTCATACTTCCTGATGCGGAATATAATGTAGTGTCTGATTCTGGATAAATAAAGTAATGCATTATTAACCTCCCGCTGAGTCACCAACTACTCTACCTTCGATATCGATAGTTGGAAATTTTAATTGAAAACAACTTGGGTCCATAGAGGGATAAATAACCCCCTCTTTTGTAGCCGTTTTTATATCATATATATTGCCAGAGTAGCCAGCAGATTTAGCAAATTTATTTATGATTGTAACCGGTGGTCTGTCATTCGTATTTGATTCAGTATCTACATCCTCAGGCGGAACGACTGCTGAAACACCATCTACTAAAGAAATTTGATAAGCTAGGTCAGCTAATACTATAGGTTGCCCGATTTGCCATTTGTCCACATCGAAAAACTCTTTAACTCTTTCTATAGCCTGTAAAACTACCTGCTCCTTATTATATCCTGCTTTTGTAAGTAAGTTAAATTTAACCCCTACATTAATAACATAAGCATCTTTTATATTGACAGCATCTGTAATCATTCTAAATTGAGTTAAGTAAGTTTGTATATTTGATTTTACTGCTTTATTGACAGCGACTAAGCTTTTATTAGCATCAAATCCTAAAATATATAAGTTAAGAGCTAATGGATTTTCAATTCTTCCAGCTGCAACTCCTGTATTTCCTATTGTGCCAGCAGAAGGATCAATTTGAGAATCCTGCACTATATAGGCCTTTGCTATATTACCATACTTTGGTGGCATAGCATACACTCTTGTTATATAGTCAGCCTTAGTAACGGCTCTCTGTTGTGCTTGGAAATAAGCTAATGTATTTTGTTTAACTTCAATTACACTCTCAGCTCCTTTACCACCAGATGTAGGATCAGGATTGGTAACCGCTAAAGAACTCTTAGATGTGCTGACTAATCCAGTATTCAATCCTGTTCCATCTAAAGTAAGATTAACTGAACTTAATTTTTGTATAGAATTTGCTGTAACGTTATGATTTACGCCACCTCCATATCTATAAGTAATTGTTAATGTCGTATTCGATGGCGCTTGCCCATAAGTTCTTGTATTTAAAAAATTGGCTGGATCAAATGCAGTATTTAGATATGAAGGTGAGCCAGGCAAGCTAGAACCTACGCTATTTGGATTAGGAACGATTTCTTCATCAGGGGAATCTGATATACCAGATCCAAATCTAATCTCAGTTCTATTATCAGTAGCCACAAAGGTTACAAATCTTCTAGAAGTTTTTAATAACTTCATCAAATAAGGAGCCTGATCAGCATAAGCAGAGAGCTCCGGATCAGTTAATTGTGTATTTTCCATATCTTGAAATACAGTGTCTTGTGCTAAAAAACCAACCTCATACCAATCGTTACCATCGTCATCTATACAAGAAATAACTTCTGTAACTCCTGAATTAGCTAATTTAATTCTTGAATATTTCTCAGCAGCATTAAAAGTAAAAAATTCTGTTGATGTATTTCCGCTCTCAATTTTAACTGTTTTTTTAAGTAAGTAAGTTACAGGAACATTATCAGCACTCTCATATACAGAAACAATCATCGGATCATAAGAGCTTGAAAATTTAAAATTTATATCTTCTACTGTTCTAAAATTAATTCCTGTATTTGATCCCATAGTTCCACCAGCATTAACTTTTACAGCATATCTTAAATCAGGTCTTGTTACGAAACTATTTCCTGTTCCTGATGATATAGCAGGCACTGTTTGGAATACTTCTATTATACCTGAAGATGGAGAAGAAACTTTTGGCTTATATCCGAAGGATTGTGCCATATTATATACGGTTTTCTTTTCTTCGGCAAAAGCCAATAAACTTTCTTTAAATTGATTATCTATATAGTAAGATAGAACATCGCCAACATAAGATGCCATTTCTATAAACATCATACCAGGAGATGACTCATTAAAATCATTATATGTATTTGGAAAATAAACTTTAGCAAACTCAATTAGATTTGCTTTAAATGAAGAAAAATCTTTATTTAAATATCTAACTTCCTTTACTGATTTTTTAGAAACTGAATAAGGCATTTATTATCTCCGTTAAAAGTCGTAGAATGGATTTACTTCAAAATCATCGACATCATCATATTCACCTGTAACTTCGTTAAATACAGTAGCGTCAGTTGATCCATCACCCGCATTTAAATCACCCGTTTTTAGATTTAAATCTAATTGAGCAACTTTTTGATCTACATTTATTGTAAATTTCATACTAACATTTACTGCATTTTGAAATTCACCACTTGTAGTTACATCAATCGATTGTATATTTACATAAGATAGCCATTCACCCATAGCTTCTCTAATAGCTTCCTCTATACTACTTGCAATATTCCCGTCATCTGGCTCAAATAAAACTCTATATAGGTTGCTTCCGAATGTAGGATTTCCTAATCGCTCTCCTTTTATAGTTAGCAAAAGGTTTCTAATATTAGAACGAGCTTGATCTAATGTTGTTTTTGTTTTTGCAAAAAATCCTTGAGTTCCATGACTTAGAGGTAGCGATATACCTATAAAGACATTTGGATCTAAATCTTTTTCAAGAGTTGACATTATATTTTTCCATCTTTCTTATCTAAAGCTTTCATCACACCCCTATAATCCTTTGTTAAGTCAGTCATCACATCTTGAACTGCTTTATTTGATGTATCAGCACCTGCTGCTTGTGCTGTTTGTATGGCTGACACCTTTCTTTTTTCTTCAGCACTACCCATCATACCACCATACCCCATAGCCTCTGCCATTTTGGAACTATCAAATGTATTACCGCCCATAGTTGGATACTCGTCCGTTTCTCCACCAGCAGTTTCATTTAAGATATTATTTAATACGGGATTCTTAGTATATTGAACTTTTTCTTTGGGCTCAACTTTTCTTTCTGGTAAAACTTCCATAGCCCTCTCTTCTTTAAGTGGAACACCATTGGTCATGGATTTTATACCCTCACTAATAAATATCTGCTGGACTTCTTTTTTAACTTCTTGCCTGACAATTTCTTTTATTAATGAGATTATTTTACTTGTCTTTGCCATTACTAACTCCTATTTTATATAAATATAACATTTTTAATTTAAATTTAATTTCTCAAAGCTTCTTCTCTGTCTTTTTTAAGTTGCTCTCTCCTTTTCTTATCAGCTATAGCTTTAGATAATTTTTTCTTTGTATTACCAATAAAGTTTTTTAAGTTTTCTACAGCAGGTCCTAAAGCATCTGCAGCAGATTTTACATCTTCAACTTCTTTTTCTATTTTATTCTGTAATTTATCTTGAACAACTGATATAGCTGCAGCTGCTGGGTTTAAAGCTGATCCTATTGTGTTAGCTTCCTTTAAAGCAACAGCGGTTTTTTTAGTAGCTGAAATAGTATTAATTACATTGCCAATTTGCTGTTTAGCTGCATCTAAAGTTTCCCTTCTTTTTTCTAAGTCGTTTAAATCCTTTAATAATTTTTCAGCTTCTTCAAGTCCTTGACCGCCTGTGCTAATACCCTTAATTATTAAGCTAGCTTTATCTCCCAATACTTTAGATGGGTTATTTACTAAATTTGATATCTGCTTTCGTATTGCGTCACCTACACCCATTATTCTTCAACTCCTTCATCTATCTCTAAAAATATGTTTCTATGCAATTCTTTATTTAAATTATAGCTAACTATACAAGTTGTTATTGTAATAGCTATGTAAAATACTATTGTCCAAAACCTCTCTATAAATGGTAGAGTAAAATCTATCCCTTCGATTATCTGATTAATCATTATCCGCGAACTCCATCTGAATTAGTTACTTTTTCAACTTCATACTCTTTGGTGGTAACCTCTGCAACTTCTTCCCATTTAGTATCTGCCCACATAGATTCTAAGTTCAACTCATCATCTCCTGATGTATCTTTGTCGTCAGCTACAAAAACCTTTTTACTATAAAAGTCAGCATTTGATCCTAGTCTTTCCGTAAGAGCTTCCAATTCACTCTCAAATTCATTAGAAAATAAATCAACCGAATCTATTATACCTTGCTCTTTATTGGAAGTTAAAAAGGCTTTCATTCCTTTATTATATTTTTTACAGACTACTATAAAATCATTTAAAAAATCTTCTAATTCCTTACCTTTAACGACAGGATTTACAGAATCGACAGAACCTAAATTAATTTCACCAAATTCACTCTCTAAGTTTATACTTGTTCTTGCTGCTAATGATAAGTGTCTTGAAGAGTGAGCGGATATATCACCATTTCTTTTACTATTTAAAACTATTGTTTCAGCATTCATAACAATAGCAGATTTAGGATTGTCCCCAGCAGCCTTTCCTAACTTTGGTGCTTTCATCTGGCTACCAGCATCTGTCTGTAACTGCACATGTTCATTTGTAGTTATGTAAATACTAGCAGCGTCATTATTGATGTTAGTCTTATGAGAAACAAATGAATTATTTTTTTTAAGCGTTTGCAATGTATTATTAACTTTTGATTGACCAACTGTTATTTTAACAAAAGGACTTTTATAATCAGACGAGCTACCAAAATGAATAGATTGACCAAACCTACCTTGTACTAAAGTGTCTCCTTGCTTAGCTGAAATTTTTCTGTTATTATCTAAGTTCTGTGGTAAAACCAGACCTTCTCCTCCTTTGCTTATTAACCTATTCATCGAAACAGCACCATTTAAATTTAATGGATTTGAATAATATAGACAGCCCTTTCCACGCATGTCGATATAATTAGCAACGTTAACTACCTCTCCTCTTAATGGATATTGAACTATATGTTGTGATAGAGGTCTTATAGGCTTATTAATTCCTATTAAGCCACCATTAGGTTGACTATGAATTAATCGAACAATAACAGCTCCTATAAAGCTCATATCGGGTCCCGGTGCTAAATCACCTGTTTGCGGAAAATCTGGACTGAGCGGATCTAAATACACTTCTATAACTTCAGCGGGCTCAATTTCAAAGAATTCAGAATTTTGCTGCAGCTGTTTGATTTTATCAACCACTTGATTCATATTTGGATATGAACCACCATCTCTCTTTTTTCCGCTATTAGATTTTATTCGTTTTCTATATCCAGGTAACATATCTAATCTCCAAATAAATTATCTGATTTTTCTGTTATGTTATCTGAATGTTTTTGAACATCATTCGCAACATCTTCTACAGCGGCCAAAAGTTGTTCCTTCTCAGCATCGCTTAAACCAAAATCAGATACATCATTAGTTT